AATGGGTGTATCTTTCGATACTGACCTGATTACACTGCTTACCACAAAAGGTACAGCATCTTCCAATACGACAGCACTTACCAAAGACACTGTCTATGATTCTGTTGTGGACGAAGTTGCAGCGCTGAAGAAGAAAGGACTCAAGCCGGAAGAGATGTGGCTTGCCGTTACAAACGAGACATACGCGCTGTTACTGAAATGCCCTGAATTCATTAAGGCATCTGATCTCGGCGATAATGTAGTTCAGAACGGACGTGTTGGCCGTATCGCAGGTCTTGACGTTTACGAGACTAATAATATTGCGGATAGCACAAAAGTCGAGTACATTATCGGAAACAGGATCTTCTGCCACTTTGTTGATGAGTGGATGGTGCCGGTTACTGTGAACGATTTGAAAGATGGCAAGCACATCGGTGCATCTGCTGTACAGGGACGTAGGGTATATGGCATGATGGTTTCCAGACCTACGACTGTAACGATTAAAAAACATGCGTAAGCAGTTAGGGGGCGGTTAAATGCCTTATGTAGATAGAGAATATTACGTTGGAACATTTAAAGGGGAGCCGGTAGAAGATACCGACTTCTCCTCGCTTTGCGAGCGTGCTGAGGGAATCATTGAGGAAATTACGAGGTACAGATTGAATCCGGTAACATTTTTGGTTATGAATGAATCTGTACAGGAATGTGTGAAAAATGCTGTTTGTGCACAGATTGAGTATTTAGATGCCAACGGCGGAGCTGATATGGACAACGGTGTAGATTTGCAGAGTGCCGGTCTTGGGAAGTTTAACTTCACCAAGGTGTCCGGTGCAAACGGAAGCACAGAACAGTCCATATATGCACCGAGAGCCGTCCGTATCTTAGCTCCTACTGGTCTTTTATACAGAGGGGGTGGTTGCTATTAGAGCGATACCGAAAAGCTTGCTGAATCACACGGTTACGCATGCAAAAATAAAAGATGCTGACCGATGGGGAACGGAGCAGATAACAAATAAGAAAACAGTAAAAAACGTGCGGCTTGAGCCATCTACAAAGGTAGTGCGAGATAAAAACAATGCAGAAGTGCAACTTGCGGCAACGCTGTTTTATGACTGCAAGAATAGCAGTCCGAGAGGTGTAGTATTCAAAACCGACGACATTATTATTTTTAATGGCGAGATGTTTAAGGTTCAGACAATTGAACCGCTGTATGATGCGCGCAAATTGCATCATTTCGAGTTGGGAATGATACGACATGGCTAAAATCAATACACGAGTGACATTTGATAAAGCGAAGGCATTAGCGCTTATGAAAGCAGCATCAAATAAAGCGTTGACTGTTATGGGAAATCAGGCATTGCAGGATATTAGCCAATATGTACCAAAAGACCAGCGTACACTTGAAAACAGTGGCCTGACGAACAGTGACAAGACTGCAACAGACGGGAAATTAACAATGCGGTGGTCTACTCCGTATGCGCAGTATCTTTGGAACGGCGATGTCATGTATGGAAATGCCGGAAATCGTACATATGGACCTGAAAAACTTACGTTCACATCTGCCCTTGCCCGTGAAGAATGGGCGAAGTACGCAAAAGAAGTACACGGAGAAGAATGGAAAAAGGTATATCAGGCAGCGATAAGGAGGGAGATGCGAAAATGACGCCACAGACTGAATTGCTTGATTTATTAGTCGAGACAGCAGAGAAACATTGTAATCTTGGGACAACAATATCTTTGAAAGAATTGAATCCAAGCGGTGGCATTTACGCTGAGCTCGGAGAAGGGTTTGGAAATAGTATGTATTATGACAAAAGCATGGAGAAAACGATCCCAGTGCTTTTTTTGTGCAGAAACAAAGACCAAAAGGTAGGGTTGGAACAGTTGGGTAGTATTTGCAACTACTTGCAACGATTGAAAGCGTATCCGAAAGGCGAGACATTCGCTTGGTTGGATACCACAATAGCAAAAGAACCAAACAAAATAGGGCGGGATGAGGATGGAGTTTATAACTTCTCGTGCATCCTGAACTGTAAAATATTTTATTAAGGAGGCAATTGAAGTGAAAAGATTAGATTTACAGAGATTTGCGGAGCCGGAACTTCCGGACAATACAATCACTCCAGAATTGAATTATGAAACAGAAGCATTTTTAAATATTGCAGAGGATAAGGGGACACCGCAGTGGGCGTCTTTAGCGGAATTGATGACAAATATGAGTCAGTCTTTGAATGAGGTATTGCATCAGGCAACGTACTACGCAGACAAGGGATGGGGAAGTACAGAGGTTATTGGAGCGCAGCTGACACTTACTCTTACAGGAGCTGTGAAACCAGGAGATAAAGCATGTGATTATATCCTCAGCGATAAAGTGATGTTTGAGCTTGGAAATGCAAGAAAAACTCATTTGAAATTACAGAAAGGTAAGAAAGTGATTATTTGGCCTATTACTCTTGCGAATATCACACCTGCATATGGAGATTCCGGAGCAGTAAATGCATTGACTGTGACTATTCACGGAAATGGCAGACCAGTAATTGGAACGACAGAATAAGGGTGGCAGATTGCCACTCTTATTTAATGAAAAGGAGGCTTTTAAATGGCATATCAAGTAAGTAAACGAAAAGTTGTAGAAGAGGAACTGCAGTTAGTAGAAGACGGAGAAGTAAAGCATACGATTAAAGTATCGCTGCATCCGGATGATGTTGCGGTAAATATTAACCGGAAATATATCGCATTGACAAAAGCCCTTTCCACTACTACGGAAATGAAAAGAAAAGCAGAGTCACATGAGGAAATCGGTGATTGTTTCGAAATTCTTGGAAGGGCAGTATGCGATATGTTTGAGGCGGTATTTGGGGCTGAGAACACAAAAACAATTCTTGAATTTTACGAGAATAGATACATAGAGATGACGCAGGAAGTTTTGCCATTTATTACAACTGTTATTATTCCCAAAATAACGGAAATTAGCAGAGAAAACAGGGCAAGAATTGAGCAAAAATACAACAGAAGACAAAGAAGAAAGCTGGGGATTCTTTAATGAATATATTGGTAGATGCTCCTATCAATCAGATACAGACGGATAAAGGGAATGTAATTGTCAATCCGTCATTTGACACTGTATTAAAAATACAAATGTTATACAAAGAAAAAAACACAGATTATGAGAAAGTGGAGATTGCACTTTCTATGCTTATAAAAAACAAATGGAATTTAAGATTGTACAATCCAGCTGAAAAGATACAGCTTTTAGAAGAAATTTATAAGCAATGCATCAATATTAAAAAGCGCCCACAAATAAAAAGAGCAACACTTCCGGTATTGGATTTTGAAGAGGATGGAGATTATATTTACGCATCATTCATGCAGGAGTATGGTATTGACCTAATTGATCAGCAAGGAAAACTTTCATGGAAAAAATTTATGTGGTTATTCAATGGTTTAGGCTCGGACACAAAAATCAAACAGGTAATGCACATCCGCGAGATGGAGATTCCGCAATTCAATGGAAAAAATCAAAAGCAGATACAGGAAATACAAGAGTTAAAATCTTATTATGCTTTACCTGTTAAAGGTGGTGGAGGGCAGGGCGGTCTTGATTTGCTGTTTAACACTCTGGAAGGGATGGCGAAACATTGATTGCAGATGGTAAAAAGGTTAAAAAAGTAAGGTGTCCGTGCTGTGGACATGAACAAAATATATTTTACGTGGATGGAGCTGTGAGTAGAGGGCTCTTTTTTAAATGCAAAAACAAAAAGTGTAGAAAAGAATTTGAGATAAGGATATAACGCCATTTTGTGCCATTGTGCCGGCGAGGTAAGGTTGGTGGTAAAAATTGGCAAAAGGTGATGTAACATACGAACTTCGAGCAGACGACAGTAAGCTTGAATCGGATATAAATGAAGCAAATAACAAAGTTGAAAAGTCTACAGAAAAAACAGCTAAAAAATCTGAGGGTACAGAAAAGAAAAGTGCGAAAGTTAAAAAAGATATTAAAGAAGATGTAACGAAACACCATGAGCAAGAAAATAAGAAGCAAGAGGAAAGCGACGAAGATTCCTATCAAAAAAGGGAAACCTCAGCTAAATCACATGGGGAAACATTAAAAAGCATTGCAAGTGGAACAGCGAAGGCAATCGGGGCTGGTATGTTGGCGGCAGGAACAGCGGTTGCTGGTGTAGGAACTTTGGCGGTTAATGGAGCGAATGATTTAGAATCGGCTGTAAATAGTTTTTTTGCAAGTACAGGGAGAGCAACAGAACAAACAGTAATACTTGCAGATGGGACTAAGGAAGTTGTTAATTATTCTGATGGATACAAGAAAATTATGGAGGATATCTATAAGAACAATTACGGAGAGTCTTTTGAAGATATATCAAATGCAATGGCAGCCGTAAAAACGAATATGATGGCACTTGATGATACAAGTTTGCAAAATGTGACGGAATCAGCCTTTGCACTTCGTGATACATTCGAGTATGAAATTGCAGAATCAACGAGAGCAGCAAATACAATGATGGAGCAATTTGGAATTTCCGGCGAAGAAGCAATGAATATGATTGCAGCGGGTGCTCAAAGTGGTTTGGATTATTCGGGTGAATTCCTTGATAGCATAAATGAATACTCAGTTCAATTTGCAAAAATGGGTATGGGCGCAGAAGACATGTTCAAGATATTCGAGTCAGGTGCAGCATCGGGAGCATTTAACCTTGATAAGATTGGAGATGCTGTAAAAGAAATGTCTATCCGCGTGATAGATGGTTCGGATACGACAAAACAAGGGTTTGAACTGATTGGAATGAATGCAGATGAAATGGCGTCTAAATTCGCAGCGGGTGGAGAGACTGCAAAAACAGCTTTTTACGAAACAATAGATGCATTAGCTGCAATGGAAGACCCAATTGCACAAAATACAGCTGGTGTTGATTTATTCGGAACAATGTGGGAGGATTTAGGTCCAGAGGCAGTGACTGCTTTGTCTGATATTCAAGATGGTGTGTATCAGACATCTGACGCAATGAAACAAATCAAAGATGTGAAGTACGATGATCTCGGCTCTATGTTTGAGGGGCTAAAGAGAAGTGCGGAAATATTGCTGATTCCGCTTGGGGAAGAATTAATTCCACTTTTGTCAGAATTAATTGACGGCATTCTTCCACTATTGGAGCAAGCGTTGCCACCAGTTGTAGATGCTGTTTCGGACATCATAGAAGCTGTAATGCCAGCTATAGAAGAGATACTACCAGCATTGATGGAATCTTTGTCTGAACTTGGAGAGCCTTTGATGGAAATAGCGAATGAGGTTTTTCCTGTTTTGCTCGATGCATTTAGCGAGTTATTGCCATTGATTTCTGAGATTGCAAGCGATATATTTCCGGTATTTGCGGATTTGCTTGATGTATTGCTACCACCTCTAATGGAAATTATTGATACGTTGTTACCTCCACTTATCCAGTTAGTGTCTGCGTTACTTCCAATATTTGATTCGGTAATAGATGTATTAAATCCTATATTAGAATTATTTACTAGCCTTCTAAAACCAATTGCAGATCTGGTAACGAATGCTTTTATACCGCTTATTAATATTATTACGCCATTGATACAATTGATCGCAGATTTATTAATTCCAGAAATTCAGGTACTGTCAGGTGTATTTTCTAGTGTGTTTTCCGGAATTGTGACTACAGTTACAAAGCATATTGGTATCGTTACTAATATTTTTAGGAACATTATTGATTTTATAAAGAACGTATTTACTGGAAACTGGAAGGCAGCATGGGAAAATGTGAAAGATATTTTCAAAAGTATTGTGGATGGATTAGGAAATACTTTCAAAGCTCCACTAAATTTTATTATCGATGGAATCAATGGATTTCTAGGTGGTTTGAACAATATAAAGATTCCGGATTGGGTTCCGGGAGTAGGTGGCAAAGGGTTTAATATACCGAAAATTCCGCGTCTTAAGGTTGGTATGGATTACGTGCCAAGCGATTTCTTTCCCGCATTTTTGGACGAGGGCGAGTGGGTATTGACCAAAGAAGAAGCAAACTTACTTAGATCGCTCGGAGGGCTCGAAGGAATGGTTGCAATGAGTGGAAGTCTCAGAAGTGACAGTGTGAATGTAAATGTACAAGGCGGTACGTCAATTGATTATGTAAGACTTGGCAATTCCGTTGCAGATGCACTGATACGCTCAGAAGTCGCATTTAAGTGCGATGAGCGGGTATTTGGTAGATTAGTAAAGGATGTGAAGTGATGCATGATGTTTATTATGTAGGCAGTCAAAACGAAAAAATAGATTTTTGCCAACTCCCATATAGGATTGTTGGTGGAAGTATTTTCGACGGCGATTATGATGTTGTCGAAGAAAATAATCGAATACAAGAATTTGAACGGAAGGTAACAGATAAAACACTGAGTATTGATATCAGCGCAGCTGATCAAGAAGAGTTTTGCAGTGCAATTGAGCATTTGGAGAATATAGCAGAGAAAGATATCGTAAATGTTACACCTGGGAAACTATATGTTGGAAAAAGCTATTTAAAGTGTTGGATTACCGGAACGAGCAAATCACGGTGGATTAATGATTTGAACGGAATCGGGAATGAATTGATTCTAAAAAGTGATTATCCGTACTGGATAACAGAACAACATTTCCAATTTTTGAAGCAGTCACAGGGCGGCGAGACATCTCCGTGGTTGGAATATCCATTTGATCATCCTTATGAATATGCAAAAGTAAGAAACATGCAATATATCCAAAACGATCACTACATCGCAAGTGGATTTAAAATGATTATTTATGGTCCATGCATTAATCCGCTGATCAGAATAGCAGGTCATGTTTATGAACTTCGGACAACTTTGTATGAGGGAGAGTATGCGGTAATTGATTCGAGCACGAGATATGCAAAGGACAGGAAAATAATAAAAGTAAAATCAGATGGAACTACAGAGGATATATTTGGTACAAGAAATACAGAAAGTGATATATGGAAGAAAATACCTGCAGGAAGGAGCATTGTGTCATGGAGTGGAGCTTTTGGGTTCGATATCATTCTTTTCAATGAAAGGGGGACTCCAAGTTGGATTTTATCGTAACAGACAAATACGGACAAGATAAGGGGTACTTGAATCATTGCGGTGCTGAGTTTATTGTTGGCCAAGACGATGATTTTGAAATAAAAATCCAAAGTGCGTTTTTCTTTCCTGATCGGCATCAGAAAAATTGTAGAGTGTACGCAGAAAATACCGAGTACGGAGGTCTGATCAGAAATATAAATCCAGTTACGGGAGAGCATATTGTGAAACTCACCGGACCAACATGGAGGGGAATCTTGAATCAAAGAGCAATCAATCCGGACAGTAATACCTATATAACACTTAAAGGCGAAGCTAATGAGGTATTGAAGCAGTACATAATCAAGCTTGGACTGTCTGAAATATTTCAGGTGTCAGATATAAACAGCGAAATCAATATTGACTATAAGGTTCCGCTTCAAAGTATGCTGCTCGATGCGTTTTCAACTGCGCTTGAAAAAGTTGGGGCTAGGTTGGAAATTAAATATAAGCTTGGAGAGCCGAATGGAAAAGGTTATGTGCTGTTGGAGGCAAAGAAGATTGTAGATCATTCTGATTCGATTGAGGTAAGTGAGGATGGTAATGTAAAACTGAATATCCTTGACTATCAGAATGGAGTAAATCATCTGATTTGTTATGGAAAAGGAGAACTGCAAGAGAGACAGAGAGTTGATTTGTACGCTTGGCCGGATGGCAGCATACGCAAGGAGCAGTATTATACAGGGGTTAATCTGATAGAGCAATACTATGAAAATACAAGTGCTGAGACAGTACAGGAACTGGAGGAAGACGCACGAGAAAAGATGCTTGAGTTGATGAATTATAAGCAACTGAGGATTTCGGTATCTGATATGGATTTGGAGCTTGGGGACATCGTAGGCGGAAGAGAAAGGGTTACTGGAATTTATATGACAGCTCCGGTTGTAAGAAAAATTGTATCTGTGACAGGAACTGGCAGAACAAGTATTGAATACAAACTGAAGGGAGAAGATTAATATGTCTAAAGTATTTATTGATACAACATTAGTAGATGGATTTGCAGACGGTCCACATATAACAGAGGAGCAGGTTGGAATTGCGAACCAAGGATTGTATGGTCCTAATGATTATGTGCTCGATGAAGGGAAGAAATCGAAAGCAGAAATTTTGACAAACAACAGCATTCGCATTTTTGATGCGACATATGTGATACAAGGACGTAGAGATGTGATTGCTGCAAATGATTATACAGATGTAAATATTGACAATGGTTCGCAGGGAATGAATCGGAATGACATTATTGTACGCCGGTATGAAAAAGATGAAAGTTCCGAAATCGAAAAAACGTCTTACGCAGTAATAAAAGGAACGCCTACATCTGGAACTGCTTCGGATCCGGAAGTTACGACGGGAGTTATCCGGAATGGAGATACACTGCATGAGATGAAATTATACCGAGTGAAGTTGAACGGATTGAATATAGTGGCGGTAGAACCTCTGTTTGATGTGCTTATGAGCATGTCTACGCTAAACAAAAGATTGTCTGAGCAATCTCTAAAAGGCAAGAGTGTCCACACGGGAAACTACGGCAAGCAGTGGATAATTGATCAGACAGATTATTACTCAATTTTC